CCAACTTGTGCGAACGCAAACGTAAATGGTTGACCAACAAAACGTTGTGTAAATAACGCTGTATCAGTCCAAACATAGATCGCATCTCTACCTCTGATTGCTCCTCTGATCTGTGATCCATCGGCCAGTCTTTGTGTACCAGCTGTGTTAGTTGCCGTAGGCGTATAAGTATTAATATCCTCTTGATCTGAAAATCTAATAAACATATCGTCTTGCGTAGTAGTATCACCAATAGTTGTTTCTGTTCCAAAAAATACTAAGTGTCTATCCGGTGTAGATACTATCATGTGTCTGGATGCAGTTGGCGCACCACTAATAATAGTTGCTCTTGTTTCTGTAGCGTTTGATAAACTAGAGTCCCATTCAAAACATGCACCATCATGAATTAAACAAATTGCTTTGTCACCAAAATTATCTAATGACCACATTCCTGGTTCAAGAACTAAGTCTCCTGACGCTGCTTCGCCCCATGCAACATAGTCTGATGAATTAGTTACTGTTGCACCATCAGAGTGTGCAGATCTTGTGGAGTTTCTAACTCCTCTTGTAATTCCTGTTAAATTATTTCCAGAAATACCTGTGTATGATATTTCTTCATTACCAACTTGAATAAAATTTGTACCTGAATCAGGAAAATTAGTTGTACTTGTTAATGTAATAGAAGTTCCTGATCCGCCTGTTCCTGCCGTATCATTTAACAATGCACCATTTAAAGTTGTTGTAATAGCACCAGCAGCTTCTCCTCCCCAAGATCCTAAACCCCAACCAAAACCTTCTGCTTGCACAGCTGGACCTACAGTATAATATTTTTGTATTCTAATACCACCTGATGTTGTTGCACCAGATCCAGACTCGTTAGATGGCATTGTTATTGTAGCTGTAAGGTTTGTTGGTGTGCTTGCAACCATAAATTTTTTGTTATCAAAATCTGACGCACCAAAGTTTGAGTTTGTAATAGCCGTAAAATTATCCATTAACAATATATCACCAGGCACTAAATTATGTGCACTAGCAAAAGTTAAAGTCACTGTTGCTGATCCGTTAGTCGTGGAGAATGCATTTGTAAGCGTGGTAGTGGTTTGAATAGGGTGTATGTCATAAAATACACCTCCAGAAAAAGCATAAAGTATTCTGTTAGTTCCTATAATAGCATATTTTCTAGACAGACTATTAATAAAGTGATGTAACCCTCGACCTGCTCCGGTTAATTCATTTTCATTTAATGTTCCTAGTTGATTCCAACCACCTATTTTTTCAGGTATTTGATATCTAAATCTAACATTATCACAATCAACCCATTGGCCCTCTGCTCCTGTGGGAGTTATTTGTTTATTGATACCTGGTTGAAATCCTATTTTTTGTAGCATAGAGACTCACTATATAAGCTTTTTAGTTTTTTGATACTATTATATTGCAATATAGCTTAGAGATCAAATTATGTAAATAAGCTTTTTATTGATTATTTTACGTACAAATCATCACCTATAACCAAGGCATCTAATCTGGAGTCTTTAAAAAACTGCACTGCAGATTCTATGTCACCTACTATTGGTTTGCCGTTTATGTTCAAACTTGTGTTTAATAAGTATGGACATTTTGTTTTTTTAAAAAAACAATTTAAAAGATCATAAAAAGGTTTATTTTTATGATCTACTATGTGTAATCTACATGTTTTATCTACGTGCATAATAGAGTCGTGGTTCTTAATGTTTTGAACGTATAACATATATGAATCATTTAAATTACCTTGATATTCTTTTTTTAAAATACTCGCACCAAAAGGCCTATAATTTTCTCTTTTTTTAATTGTATTAATTAAATCTTTTCCGTTCTTTATTTTAGGATTCATCAATATTGATCTATTACCTAGAGCTCTTTGTCCTATCTCTCCATGACCTTGATACCATGCTACAATTTTATTATTTTTTAGGAGATCTGCTGTTTTATTTATCGTCTGTGCAGATGGGTTTTTAACAGGTGCCTCATCAGTTTGTATGTATGGAAAATTATCTATATGAAATATTGGTAGTTTATTCTTTATTCTAAGATACTCTATAGCCCCTAAAGACAAACCATCATCAGGAGAATGAGGTGGTATAATTAAATTTTTAAAATAATTTTTTAACAAAGTGTTCCATATTACGTTTTGAGCAACACCTCCTGAATAAGATATGACATCGTTTTTATTACAATGTTGTTTAAAAAAATCTAACAAAACTTCCCCCATTCTATAGTGCACAGTTTTTATCCAGTTTAATGGATCTAGTTTTCCTAACAAAACATCTTTTTTATACTCGTACCAGTTGTCAATTGAAAAGATATCCTTAATATTATTTATATTATATTTTTTTAAATGGGATAAATAATTTTTATCAATGCTTCCATAAGATTGTAGAGCCATAACTTTACCTGCTAAATCTAAATCATAATTAGCTTGTACTCCTAACCATTTTCCAGCGTTACCCATTTCAATCCCAATAGATCCATGATTAAAAACAGAACCTGTCTCTATTAATTTATCTTTTTTAAAAACACTCCACGGTTTATTTAATTCTCCAAACCCATCTATTACAATAGATACATCTGCTTTTCCTAACATCCATGTACTTAACGCATGAGCGTAGTGATGATTTATTCTTTCTACTTTTCCTATGTGTGGTAATTTTATACTTTGAGATGGAAAAAAATCTTCACTAAAATTATTTAATCCATGTTTCCAAGTATCTACAACAATTGCTATCTGATCTATATCTTTTAAATTTACCTTAAATATTTGTTTAAAATCTTTTTTCCAATCATGTAAATTTTTATATCCAAAATGTTTTTCTTTTTTAATTCTTTCTAATTTAATATATCTTAAACGTTCGCCATTATAATAACTAATGTTACTATCATGATCACACAACCTTAATCCCAACAATTTCATGTTTTAAATTTTAGTAAACCAACCAGTAATAATATATTTTTTACCTTTTGTTGGTGGAAACCCTCTGTGTAAATACATCCAATCTGCAGGCCAAAAAACCGTCAAACCTTTTTCGGGTTTCATTTTTACATTTTGAAAATACCAAGCTGTTTCTCCTCCTTCATTAACATCATTTAGATAAGTCATATAAACAAAAATTCTTTTTTCATATGGCTTACTGTTTTCAAAATGCCAATCAAAGAACGCTTCTTTCTTTTCATACTTTTGAATATTGATACTAGTATCTAAACCAAACCTTTCACAGTAAAGATCTATCTCAGGAATTATTTGTTTGTATTGATTAAAACAAATCACCATCTCTTCAACGTACTTTTTTAATTCTGAACAAGAATCATGAGAATATATAAACTGTATATCAGTAGAAGCTTTTGATTTTTTTATTACTTTATTTCCAGCAACTGTACCAGGAATTTGTAGTTTTTTATTTTTATTAAAGTATTTAATTAAATCATCACAAACTTCATCTGAAACCTTAAATGTTTGTATAAATTTATCAAACATCTACTATTAATTTTTTTAACCTTACTCTTAATTCAGCTATTGTATTTGAATATTTATCATTGATTTTAGATAATGTTTCTAGATGTAAATCTTTTTTTTCAATTCTTTCTAAAAGTTCTTTATTCATTTCAACTTCTGAATTTTTTACAGACACTTCTTGATCAAGTGCACTTTGTAATTCTTTAATTAAAATATCTTTTTCTGATATTTCTTTTTTTAAATTTAAAATTAAAGCTTCTTTATCTATATTTACCATTATTTCTCCTTTACAAAATTATAAGCTAAAGAAATTCTATTATCTTTATATTTATTTCTTTCGACACAATGTAATAGATTTGATCTAAAAATCAACAATTTGCCTGGTATGGGATCATGATATATTATTCTATTAGTCATACCAAAACTCGTATCTATTGTAGGTCTATTAGAATCCGAAATAGGGTTTGTATCAAAAAAAGTTCTACTTCCATTTTTTGAACTTTTTAAAAAATAAATAGTTGAAAGGGTATAATCAGGGTGAGTATGATACTCTTGATAATCATGTTGATTATATATATTAAACCAACCATCAGCACATAAAAAATTATCTTTATATTTTAAAGTTTTTGCATACGTTTGAACCTGGTCTTTAATCCAGTCATTTAAATTTTTAAAATTTTTATCTTTTAATATATTATAAGTATGTGAGGTATTATAAGTTTGATTTGAAATCCAATTACTACCACCAGATTTTATTTTCTTTTGTAACTGTAAACAGTGTTTTACGAGTTTTTTTTCTATCTTAAAATGATTAGGATTATTTATAAATCCTATAAGAGTTGGATTCCAGGCTTCTATTTTTAATTTATTATTTTCCATTTTGTTTGAAAGCAGCAGGTAAACCTAAATGTGGTCTAGAGTCGTATGCATTTTTTAATGCACCTTTTGTTTTTAAATCATTGTAATGTAAAAAAACTTGTCCACAGTCTTTACCCTCAAAAGCATCTCTCCAATGTTCTAAAATATTTCCCTTGTAAACCAACATATCACCTGGTGATAAAATTATTTTTTTGTCTTTTTTACCATCGCTTAAATATATAGGCCATTTGTCTCCACCTAAATTTAAAGTTGTAGAAATTTCACAACTAAACCTATCAGTATGTTTTTCTAATACATCTCCTGTTTTATATATTCTAGCATAAGCATATGTTTCAATTAATTTTAAATTTGTTATTTTTTCCATTTTTGGTTTTAAAGCACATAGTAAAATTTCCATTAAAACATCTCCATATATAGAAAAAGTTTGTGGAACTTGATTATCTCCCCATGTTCCAAACATTTCTTCATAAGGCGATATGTATCTTGTTCTAAAAAAAGATTCAGCCACTTGTTGTTTTAACAACAAATAATTAAAAGACATTCCTGCTATTTCTGAACTGATTGCTTTTTTGATTACTTGATATTTATTTTTTTTAAAAGTCATATTACATAAAAGGTAGACCACAGTGCCATATTACTAAAGAATACCTTACTCCTTTCTTAACTGGTTTTACTCTATGCCATATAAAACTTGGAAAAACAACTAAACTACCTTTTTCTTTTATCTCTTTACATGTAAATATATTAGAGACATTTTTATCTACGCCGTTTCTAAAATCAAATTGTAGTTCTCCTCCTTCATATTCACTAGGGTCTGATAGACTAACCGTGACGGACAATTTTCTTACTTTGCCATTTAACCATGGCATAACGTGGTTAGAAAATGGTTCAAAAAAAGAATCACAGTGCCAATCATAAAATTGATCTTTTTTGTATTTGGTAAATTGAAAAGATTCATTACTATCTATTTTAAAATTCCAACCTGCTTTTTTATTTGCTTCATGAACAAACGGAAGTATTTCTCTATGAATCCATGGATCGGAAACAAAACTAACATTAGAATCTCTTTTCTTTTTTAAATCTTTTATTTGTTTTTTCGTAATAGTATCTATTTCATAATCACCAATAGTTCCCATTTTATGATTTTTTTCTTTTCCATACCTAACTAGCTCATCACAAAATCTTTCAGGTAACGCTTTTTTAAAATAATAATAATTGTTTTTTAAATTCATATTAAAAATAATTTATATTTATATTAGTTCTTATTTTTTGATCTGTGCAATTCTCTGAATCATGAGGTGTTAGTGGGTTGAAATATAGTATTCTATTTTCTACAGAGTCTATTTTTATTTTATCATTAATAATTGTTCTTCCATTATTTGTATTTATGTAAAATATTGCACCTTTGTGATCAAATACATCATCTACATGGTTTCCATTTCTTTTTTTAACATTTTGATTTGGATATAAGTTGCCTTTAACTCTTATTAAAGACCTGACGTCTTTCATAAAAGACAATAAATTTTCATTAATTAAATCATAATAAGGGCTAGATGGAGCATCCTTTTGATAAAATAAATGCGTAAAATAAAATAAATTATCTGGAGACTCCTCTTCAGCATAATTCACACAGGGGTGATAATACCAATTAAGGTAATTACTAAAAAACAACTCTTTAATTTTATTAAAGTTTTTTTCTGGTAAAAAATTATCTATTATTTGATATTCTTCTTTCATTTGTTTGTGTGTAATATATCATTACACAAAAAATAATCAATACTTACTAATCCCACTCAGAGGTTGTAGTATTCCAAGTATAAGTATTTCCTTGTCCATCAAAACCTTTCCACTGTGTATTGTCTTCGTCCCATTCAACAATTAACATTTCTGCTCTTCCTTCAGAGTCTACTCCTTTTGTTTCAACACTAGGAAAAGCAACTGGAGCTTCCCATTCATAGTCAGAATTTAAGGTCCAAGAACTATATGGTTTTGGTTTTAAAAAAACATCATTTACAGAATCATATGATCCATTAATTTCTGCAGGTCTTTTTCTAAATGCTCCTGTTTCTGAACTTTGAACAATTGTGTTATTTTGTGATTCCATGGTTTTTCTATGTTGACTTAAAAAATAACCAACAGCTGTATCAGACTGATCTCCACCATTATTGTCTACATCTTCATCAGCTACTACTGTAAGTTTAACTACTTGTCCTAAAGTGTTTATTTCTGCAAAATGTTTTGTCATAATATTTTAAAAAGTAATTGTCCCATCTACGGTAAATGTGCAAATTACATCTCCTGTGCCTGGATCTGTTGATTTAGTATTTGTACCTGGAGCTACAGTTATTTGTGGTGAGCTTAAACCTGAAGTTCTTAAAACAATAATTCCAGATCCTCCTCCTCCGCCTCGTGAGTTAGAGTTAGGAGCGTTTCCACCGCCGCCACCACCGCCGCCGGTATTAGCCGTAGCTGAATTTGCTTGTTGTGCTCCACTAGATCCACCGCCAGCGTTAGCCGATCCAAAACCAGAACCTCTAGAATTATCACCGCCGCCACCGCCGCCGCTCGCTCTTGTAACTGATGAACCTGTTATTGAATTTGCTGTTCCATTTCCACCATTTCCACCTCGATCATTAGTAGCATTTCCTCCAGCACTTCCAATGCCGCCTCCGCCACCGCCGTTAAATCTTGGTCCATTGTTTCCTGCTCCACCTGGATTACCTTCTGATGGTGAAAAACCACCTTTGTTTCCAGCTCCAGCGTTTGCAGGTCCTGAGTTTCCAGTAGCACCACTACCTGATCCTCCTGGATTTCCATTATTTGAAGAAGTTCCTCCACCTCCACCAGATGCAGTGAAAGTTCCTCCTACAATTTGAATTGATGAATCTGATCCATTTCCTGATGGCCCTGGATAAGGTGCTCCTGCTCCTACAGTAATACTATTAGGACCCGCTTCTAATGTTATTTTTGTTCCTCCAGGAAAAGAAGTTCTATGTCCTCCTGCTCCACCAGCACCTCGTGAACCATTATCCCCAGATCCACCGCCAGCTACAATAAGATAATCAAAATCAACTAGTTTTTTTCCAGATCCTGATCCAAAACCTAAAAGTCTGTATCCAAACATATTTTCTCCAATCTATTATGCGTCGTTAGCAGCATCAGTAGTGAAGAATATTTTAACACCTAAAAGTTTTGCATCAGCTGATAAATCATCCTCTGAAACGTCTCTTGTTATTTGAAAAAACACTTCTTCGTCTGTACTAGGAGAACCAGCTATAGTAACTGCTCCACTTTCTGCTGTAACATCTAAATCGTTTGCTGTTCCACTATGAGCTTTTGCTGTTGGTGCAACTGCAGTTCCAAATGCAGTATTAATACTGTCATTATCTGCAATGGCTACACCTGCTAGTGCCCAAGATACAGTTCCTGTATTTGTTGAGTCTGCTGTAAAATAAGCTTGAAAAGTTATTGTTCCTTCGTTCCATGATTTTGGAAAGGCAATAGCAAATTGTGCATTTTCATCTGAAGATTGATCAAAATCTAAAGTTTTAATTTCTGGTCCATTTGATAATTCAACTTGAGCTAAGTCTGCACATCCGTTTGTAGTGTTAGGATACATAGCTGAAGCAGGAACCCATATAGATTCCTTACCTGCAATTTTAACTGCAGCTGATCCTGATTTAAGAACACCAGTTCCTTTTGGATTAATATTTATATCAACATTTGTTTCTCCAGAAGCAGTGAAAGTTGGGCCATTACCTGTTGCAGCATTTGCGTAAGTAATTTCATTAACTGCTGAACTTGTTGCTGTTAGTAAAAATAATTCATTGCCATTAGTATCTAAAATAGAAGTTCCAATTTTAGGTGATGTTAAAGTTTTATTTGTTAAAGTATCTGTTGAGGATGCAGATATAAAACCTGCGTCGTCAATATCTGGATTAGTGCCATCATTAGCTGTTGCATAAACTAGTTTTACTGCACCAGGGGCAAGAGTTACACTATCTCCTGATCCTGAAACATATTTAAATACTACGTTTTGTGATCCACTCGTAGAATTTTTTAAAATATAAAATTGTTGAACATCAATAGGTATAGTTACGTTTCTTGATCCAGTTAATGAACCTGTAAATTCTATAATTCTGTGAGATAAAGTAGCTCCAGTTGATCCATCAGAAACTGATAAATCAGTATCACCAGAGTCAGATACAGCTTGTGTAGTGAATCCACCAGAAATTTGTTCTATAATTTGTAAATTAGTATTAGTCTTCGTTCCCCATGTACCAGCGTTTTCACCGGTTGCTTGAAGTTCTACCCCTAAAGGTGTGTATGTTGATGCCATAATTTTTATCTCCTATGCAGCGTCACTATAACTTGTATTTGATCCAGTTGCAACATTTGTATACGATGAATTTGAACCTGTGTCAACTGATTGATATGCTTGAATTCCAAAGCCTGTGGCAGTTCCAAATGCAGCAACTGAAGCTGTTGCTTGTTGACCTGTTAATCCCATAACATCTGCAGGCGCTATTGACCCCACAGAAAATGAAGCTGAAACTCCTGTTACTCCCATTACATCTGCTGGTGATAAACTTCCTCGTGCAGAAGTTATTGCAAGACCTGTTACATTGACAATAGGATTTGTAGAAATTTCTGGTTCTCCAACACTTAATGTTGCAGTAACTCCTGTTACTCCCATTACATCTGCTGGTGAAAGTGATCCAACTGCTGATGTAGATGAAACACCGGTTAGTCCCATTACATCTGCTGGAGTAATAGATCCAACACTTGTTGTTGCAGAAACCCCTGTAATAGAAAAACTTACATTACCAATTATTGTAGGTGAACCAACATTTCCTGTTGAAGAAACTCCTGTTAGTCCCATTACATCGGCAGGGTTAAGAGTAAACATGCCCCAACCTTGACCTTGACCCCAAGAAGCACCGTTCCAACCAGATGCACCTACATTAGTTGTCACTGAATCAGGAGCAGTTAGTTCTACTAACATACCTGATTGACCCCAGGTTTCATTACCCCAGGTATCTTGTCCCCAACCTTTATTTATTTCTGCTGTTACTGTTACTGAACCTAGAGAAGAAGTTATTGCACCAGGGCTTGTTAAATTAACTTGTTGATCAGTTAAATCATTCCAAGTTGTGCCTGGTTCATTCCAAGATTTGGCACCCCATCCTGTTACAATAGGATCAGTTGTGCCCCAACGACCAGTGCTCCAGGTTGTGCCTGACTCGTTCCAAGTATTCGCCATAAGGACTTACCTCCTTATGCTAATCTTATGATTGCGTTTGATGCGTCTGCTGTTGGAAATTGAATTGTAAAAGTTCCGCTTGTAACTGTTTTATCAGAACCAAATGCTATAACTGCACATGCAGGATTACCTGATGCTGTATCGTTATAAATTAATGCACCGTTTGCTGTAAAAGAAGCGTCAGTGTAACTTACATCTGCAAAATCACAAACAGCTGTTGTGCTATCTGATGTTGGAGTGACGCTTGTTAAAGTTGCACCACCAGACGTGTATGCTGTTCCTGATGAATTTGTTATTTCGTTTGTAGCTGAGAAAGCTGTTGTGCCTGCACCTAAAGTTGCAGAACTTGTGTATAGAGCTATTTTGAAAGTGTCTCCTGTAGTAGCTGTAAAATTATGAACTCCTTTTAAAAGTTCAACCTTAAAACTTGTACAAACTGCCGATGTAATTGCCATAATTTATCTCCTATGGGTTTGCCGAGGTTACTGGAATACGAACAGCGCCATCAGTATAGT